CCTCGGTACAACATCCGACGACCCTGAATTCTCGAAAGGTCGTGCGTAGCACGGAAACATCTTCCGTCGCCGATGTAAAGCTTTCCCTGTCGCGAAAGCTCGAGTCCAGATTGAATGCAAACATTTGCAATAATTCTTTGGAATTTCGTGTACTGAGCCTTCTCACTTGGCACCATGCCCAGGCCATAGAACTCACGCGCCGCGTGGAATGAGAAGAAACCGTCCGCAGAAACGAGTCGGAGATGTTCCCTATTGACTGAATGAAATCGTCTAATAGCTCGTTCGCGGTTTTGCGCACCCTTCACAGCCTCTGGTTGCAGAGTGTAAAGTGCCTTGAATACCTGACTCTCGTCCGTTTCAATTGGCATCTGTGACGCTACCTTCGACTGACCATGCATCAATCCCGTATTGAAAAAGGGGCAGTAGTCGAATTCGCACAAGCCGGACACATCAAAGTCCGAACGCTTACGTGCGACCCATGGCTGGGAGTTAATGAAGATCTTGTCTTCATGGGCGAAGTTCTTGCCCAAACTCTTACGGAAACCAGCATTCTTAACGTGATCACACCAGACTGCGTACTGGGATTCGCGACATCGAAACAAAATATCGTCGCCATTCACGAGAATTGGAATTTTACGAAAATCTTCCACATGAGGGAAAAGCGCCAACCAACTGACGCAAAAGTTGACAATGCAGAGAATTGGAAAGCTCAGAGTTGAGCCCATCAATTGACCGTTCTGCTGCACGCACGCACTAAGATTCTCGAAATCTCGACCAAGGGCACGGTCCGCCTCGGTGAGAGAGCTCGTACGACGCTCTTCGGAATCTACATAGTTCTTGGGATAATGTACCAAATGCGGTTCGATACACGCATCAAGAACGTAACGATACTTCAAGATCGTTTCTGGGTCGCAGCCCTGCTGCTCATATGATGTCATGAGTTTCTCCATCATAATCCTGTGACAAGCACGCGTTAACCTGATATCGATCTCATCAGTAGCGGCGGAATAATCACCGGACACCCAAACAGTGCGCTCACCATCAAATGTGAAACCCTGGAAAAGCCCGAACTCGCTCGAAAGACGGTCCAGAAACTTCAGGTGCCACGCCTCCAAAGGCTGGCCACATAGTGAGAATTGCGGAATTTGCCGTATATACGCGTGCACGTCCTTCTGAAAGGACCGCGTCAACCAATATGGCAAAGCTTCACCGGCAGTGACAGTACGAACCTTGGCAGGTTCTTTCACTCCGGCTACACGGCAACAGACGTTATCTGGACCGTCATCGACAAGCACATTTCGCTGCTTGGTGACCTCGTAGTCCCTCTCGTCATCTCCCA